GTCCAAGCTTCATCGCAAAAAGTACGGTGGTAAGCCGTTCCTCTGCAAAAACTGTGGCGTCTGCTTTCAGGATGCCGTTATCAAACTGTTCTTCGATTTCGGGCACCATGCACAGTATGTGAAACCCTGAAGGTTCTGGCACCTGCATTGCCTTCCTTTCAGAAGTCTCCACACTCTCGGCGTTTTCAGCGTTTTCAGTCATCGTCACTATCCTCCAAGCGTTTTGCTAGGTCATTGGTTAATTCCATTGCGAAAACCAGACCTTGAATGGTCCCGCAAAGCCTTTGGTACTCAGGAAAGTCTTTGACACCCCCCTGTGCAACAAATTCTTGTAACTCTTGCCTGCGAATATCGAGCTTGGATATGAGATATTCGATTACTTGGCTGTCGATCATCCGGGTTTAGCCTCCTTTGGTTGTTGAGCACGTTGAATGGACTGAACTTTCATCTGCTCCCGGTGTTTGGCAATGTCCACACCGATGCGAACACCTTCTGCTTCACTTTTGTTTTGCTCCGCGAGGTGGTGTTTATTGATATCCACGCCGATCTTTGCGCCTTCTATCTCGACACGGTTCTGCTCCTGCAACCTACGCAGTTCAAGCTCGTCCTCTTTAGCGGCTGCGTCCATGACATCTTTTTGTGCCTTGCGCTGGACTTCCCGCTCCTTGATCTGGAGTTCTTTCTGCTGCATCTGGATCAGCGGGTCTTGCTGCATCTGCTGGGCTTTTTGTTGCGCTATCTCCCCTTGATCTTTTTGCAACAACTGTTGTGCCGCCTGAGCAAGTAGTGCTGAGAGTTGTGTCTCAACCTCTGGGGCCAGTGTGTAATCATCCCCATTCTTGCTCTTGTCTTCCTGCGGCATCGGGGGGAGGGCTGCGCCAAGTTGTTGCTCAATTCCCCTGCGGTACTCAAACGCCACATGCTCCATAATGTGAGCCTGCGCTGCTGCCATAATCGCTTGGGCTTGCGGGTTCTGACCCATGATCTGCGCGAGTTTGGGGTCACGCATAGCAGCAAGGTGGACACTAAGATGAGCGTTATGGTCTTGATACATGAAGGCTTTAACCGGCTTGCCGTTCATAATATTCATATTCTCAGTCACCGGGTCAACCGGCTTCATGTCATCCTTCGTGGGGATTATTTTGCTCGCGTTCTTAATCCCAAGCACTTCAAGCATCTGCCTATGGAGATATGCCATGTCGTATAACTGCGGAGAACCCTGAGCCATCTGCAACGCGGCCTGATACTGCACCACCTTTTGCGCCATGGTTGAGGCATTCGGGTCGGACACAGGAATAACATTGACCTGATCATAGTCAGACTGCTTTGCTTTTCTGTTACCGACTTCAGGCTCGTAGGAGTATTCCGGCGGGGTGTTATCCCTGATGATTGCAGAGAGAAGCTTGAACTCCTGCTTCATCGTGTAGTGAATCCGTGCCTGAACTGCCGACATGACTTTCAGGAGGCGTTCCAAAACCGCAAGCGTAGTACCTACTGGAGCTTGTGCCGACATATCAGACACATTCAAATCTGCCGTGGCCGCGAACTTCTGCCCATCCAGAACAATCTTGTCCATCAGCATGGATAAAGTTTGGCTAGGTTCTTTATATGGCAGGGGCAGGATATTGTCGCGTATTGACCCACTGGGTACATCTACGTCTCTGAATTCCCCCGGCGCTATGGGGGTATCGTCCCCCTTAATCCTGAGTCCCCGTGATTTAAGCCCACCCGGCAAGTTTGAGAGAGTCCCTGCGTCAACAAGTTGGCGCAAAAGAGATGTCGCAGCTTGTGTGTGCCCGCCGATCAGGTGAATGAGGCCAAAGTAATAGAACCCGAAACCGGGGATGTAACCGTAATGCACGAAATGCTGGCGCTTCTTCTTTTTCGGGTCACCCTCCAGCCAATTCCTGCGGATAGCCAAAACCGTCTGGGTGCCCTTCTCGATAGTTACCACGTAAGGCAATGCTACGCCTGTGGGTTCCCCGTCCTCGGTATCCTCATACCCCGACAGGTTGATATCGACATGCATCTCAAGAACCTGAAACCTGTCGTCAACGGACGCATTGAACCCCTGTTCAGTGGCTTTTTGCTTCTCAATCTCGTCCATGACACGCATGGGTTCGCCTAGGTCTACATCACGATAAAACCCGGCAACCTGAAGTTTGCGAAGCTCGTTCTCGGTCTTACGCATCTTGTGCGTAACCCTCTCTGCGGCCTCCAAGTTCGTAGCCCCGTAAGGAACCACAATGTCTTCAGCAGGGATAAAAGGTGCCGTTTGCCTACCAAGTGAAGGATCAAAATAAATCTTCTTGAACGCATTACCCGACAAACACATGCTGATCAACATGCGCTCGTGCTCCGGGCGGTACTCCTGCATCACCTCGGTCAACTGAAAGTTCATGTCATCCTGAACACGAACCGCTGCGTCCTTCTTCTCGGGAGTTTCCTTACCGACTATCAGAGTCTTCACCGGCCCCATTGCAGGGAATGTCTCCATGATGGTTTCCGACTGGAACTTGACCGCCGACTCCATCAAAAGAGGATGGAACACTCCACACGCTCCGGGCCATGGCTCCGTGCGCTCCTCGTATTTCAACCCAAGAAGTTTTAGCCCTTTTACATAGGTGTCAAGCCAATCCTTACGGGACGATACATCAGACTCATACTCTCCGAGCAACTCTCCTGCAAGACTCGCCAAATCCCGCTCATTCATCTGCTCCGCAAGATTACAGTCAAACCCGCCCCCGTCCCCGTCCTCATCCTCCGAGAAAATCTCCACCCCATTGATAGCCACGGACTCCGGGTTCTCAATCTCAATCTCAATTTCGCCAACGGGTTCCACCGCAGCAAGAGCTTCCAGACCTTGAGGGGCTTCATAGAGTGCTTTGTCAATGTTAGCAGCCATAAATTTTCTCCCTTACTTCCTAGTAATACCCCGTTTTACGCCGGGACTTGAACCGTTTTTCAGGTTCTTTCTCATCTGTTGATAACCGCAAAAACCCACCTTGTCGGAACCGCATAAGAGCCAGTGTAGAAGCGTCCACATAATCGTCGTGCTCACCTGCGGGGAACGCCGCTATCTCGTCGACCAACTCTTCCGCCCACCGGGTCTGAGGTGCCCACACAATGCCTGTAGAAAACATATCCGACACTGAATTCAACCTGCTTATCTTGTCGTGCCCTTTGCTTGGTGTGTACTCTCCTACCGGGATACCCATGGCGCGAAGCTCGTATATCAATGGCGCACCAGAAGCTTTTTTCTCCACAATGAAGGCATGGGGTTTCCACTCCATATAATGCTCATACGCTGTTTTCTTCAGTTCCGGGAACTCCATCCTATACCGAAAAGCATTGAGTAATATGATGTTAGCCCCCCCAGAGGCCGGGTCATCGGGGGATTTCTCGGGCCACCACACCCCCCACGTAGTGCATGCGCTATAGTCAGCGCGATTGTGTTTTTCAAACGCCGTATCCCAAGACTGGATAATAAACTCACACTTTGGGGGCACAGTATCCTCCCATACCCGCCACCACTCCCGCTTAATAATAGCCCCCTCTTCGGAAGTGGGGTTCTGCATATACTGCGCCGACCACTGGTAGGAGGGCATCGACGCTTTGGTTTTAAGAAGCGCCCCCAAGGACCACTGTTCGGGCCACAAGGAGCGTTGGACTATCTCAGTAAAACCATCCTCTCCAACGATTTCTTTTTCCAAAATGGCCGGGAACTCGATAACCTCGTACTGATCCGCCCCATCATTTACCACCATATCCTTGATAACACGGCCAGTTAAATCATTTAACGCCCATCGGGTCTGCACGATTGCTACCCTGCCCCCCGGCATCAACCGCGTTCTGGCACCTGTGGTAAACCACTCATAGGCTTTGTCAAATACATCCAGATTGCCGTTTATGATGTCCTGCTCGTTGTGGGGGTCGTCAATCAGAAGAAGGTCCGCCCCCCGCCCAGCTATGGCACCCCCGACCCCCACAGCAAAATACTCCCCACCGTGGTTGGTGTGCCAGCGCCCCGCGCTTTTTGAATCCTGACTTAACTCTACGCCCCCTTTTCCGCCAAAAACTTCTTGATATCGCTCAGATGCAATTAGATTTCGCACTTTTCGACCAAAGTCCACGGCTAAATCCGCCGTGTGGGACACCATCATGACCTTCTGTTCCGGGTGGTTACCCAAAAACCAAGCAGGAAAATAGTAGGAAACGAGGTGGCTTTTACCAAAACGGGGGGCAATGTTGACAGAAACGCGGTCTTTTGTCCCGTTCGCCAGCCCTTCAAGCAGGGCCGCAAGTCTTCTATGATGTGCCCCCACTTTATAGGTGGGTTCAATGAACAAAACGAAGTCCAGCAAGGATAATTTGGCAGCTTTTACCGCTTTGCGGCGCTCTAACTCCTCAATAATGCTTAAAACCTCTCCTTTTTGGGTGGCGTTCAGCTTATTGAGGTTGTTTTTCAGGCTATTGAGAGTGTTCTGGTCCACTTTCTGTGGTTTCTGGGGTGTTCAAGCTGTCAATGAAGGAGCCAAGGGAGTTTATGTCAGCAGGTTTGGGGGTGTCGGGTTGGTTTTCGTTTTCTTCTTCATTTTCTTCTTCGGGTTCAACCACCAAAGCACTTCCCATAAACCGCTCCAGCTTCTTTGTGAGTTCTGCTTCCAGTTCCTCATCCGTTTTTGTTCTGTTGGTTATTTCAAGGCGGTCAGTAAAAAGCCCCACATCCTTCATCTTACCCAAAAGTTCCAAAGCACGGATGCGTATCTTCCCGTCCGGGTTCTCCGAGTCCACGAGCAGTTTGTTTTTGGTGTACTCCCTGATCCGAACGGCGCTGTTTATCAGTTCGTGG